CTGAATAGATGCTTCAGCTTTAATGCTGGCATCAGACTCTTTAATGATTTTTTCGCTCGACTCATCCATAACCTCGAAGCTTTTTTGTTTGGCCAGGTCTAGCTGCTTCTGCATCTCAATTAACTTCGAGTCCAGAGCTAGTTTGGTTTCGTTGGCGGCATTCTCGCTCTTAATGGCTTTTTCAACCTCAAAACGAGATTCAGCAATCTTCTTGGCCTCAATGAATAGCTCGTCATCCTGAGTGTATTTAGAGCCGTCTTTGCCTTTGAAAACGCCCTGAGTAAGCAACTCGTTTAGCTCTGCCAGATGAGGGTTAACCTCTTGAGACTTAGCCTTCAACTTCTCTAACGCTTTATTGGTGCGATTGACATACTCTTGAAGCGTATCTTTCTTGGGAGAAGAGAACTTGTTACCTTGATTCTCCATTCGAGTCAGGCTCGTATCAGCCTTATCGATTCGGTTTTGATAGGTATTGGCCAAATCCTCAAGTAACTTGATTTGTTGGCTCAACTCAGTCGCTCGACTTTTTTGATCTTGAGTCAAGTTATCCAGAAGCAAGCCGGAACTCTGGGATGTGTATTCAGAGTATTGAGCCTTTGCTTCTGCAATCTCATCAGTGATCTTTGAAAGGATTGGCGCATAAGACTTCTCAACAAGTTCTTTACGAAGCTTGCCTGCTATCTGTGACTGTTTCTTGATTAGATCTTCGCCCTCTTTCAAAGAGGCTTCAGCAACCTTTTTTGCTTCCGCAGTGATCGCTTCAGATCCAGATTTAATATCCTGATTGGCTTTGTCGATAGCACTCTCAAGATTATTCTTGATGACCTTAAATGCTTGTTCACCTTGTCTCTTGGCTATCGACACATAAGCAGCGTCAACCTTGGACAGCCCTGCTTCAATTTCGCGCTCGGCCTCAGAGATCTTCGCTTTCATCTCTTCTATACGGCGGTCGTAGTTTTGCACCGCCTGGTCACGATCTCGGTATCCGCCAGTTCCCACGCCATGACGATCACGAGAAGCCGCCATGTTCTCGCGTTCTTTCTCCAAGTAGAAAAGGTCATTTCGATATTCATCAAGATCATCACGAAGGGTTTTAATAATCTCCTTCTGATCCTGAACATCCTCTTCTTTGAAGTATCTGGCATCTAGCTCTGAAAGCTTGTCTTTGAGCTTATCGGTCTTACGGAACATTTCGTCATAAGCAAACAACATTGCTTCTGCTGACAAAACCATAATCCCGAATGGCCCGCCCACCATAGAAGACACGGACAAACCAAAAGAGCGAATTCCTGCGGCTGCGGTTCTCGCAGAAGAGCCGATGCTATTAAAGGCGGTTGCTGTAGCCACGCCGCTTGCTCTTACCCGGTCATTTATGACGTGCATTCTTGATGCTTGCTCATCAACCATCGAGTAATAGGATTTGTTTAAGCCTTGAATCTCTCTCAACGTGGATTTATAGGTCTTGCCGATATTCATAGTTCCGGCAGCCATAGAGGTCACTGACTTATCAAAAGACCTGGCCATGTTAGCTACCGAAGAAACGACAGTTGCACCAGTCGATTTGAAGGTCTTTCCTAACGTGGCAGTGTTGTTGTTCACTACACTTAGAATCTTCATTGCGATTAGCGCTTTGGCAACATATTCCAGAGCGTCAGCCCATTCATAAGCAAACTCAACAACATCTGCTGCCACTCGAATGATGTCAGCCAGTGCGCCACCAAGTTTTGTCGCTAACTGGAAAGCCTCTTCTGAACCAAGAAATCCATCAGTGAACTCGGTAAGCGCTGATTTAAGCTCATCAAATGCTCCCGCATCGCCCACTTCTTTTTGAAAGATCATCCACTTGGACTGCAAACGTTGAACTGTGCCATTCCAAGTTTTAGACATCTCTTTGGCGTATCCCTCATTCTGGATTGCCATTTGGTTGAGCATTGCATCAATCGCTGAGGATGCGGCCACTGTCCCCATCGAAACTTCTTTGGTTAACTGACCAATCTCTAATCCCAAAGCGTCAGACATTGTTTTCAAAGCATCAGGGATGGCTTCACCGAGCTGCTGTCTCAATTCCTCCATCGAAACAACGCCCTTACCGGACATCTGTTGGATAGCGATTGAAGCTCGTTTGAATTGCTCGTCTGTGCCGCCGAACCTGGCGATTGAATCAGTAAGCGCCTGAAGTGAACCCTGCGTCGGATCTAAACCTGCGGTTTTGAGTTTTACGAATGCGTCTGAAAGAGCATTTAGGTTAACCGGTGATGACTGGGTTAGATCAAGTAGGTATTCAAGCTCTTTGTTCGTTCTGGCTTGCTTCTCTGCAAACTCTAAAGAACGATCTTGGAGTCCAAGAAGTAAGGTATTCATCCTCTCGATTTCAGCGTTAGCGCCGATCAGAGAGCTTCCGTATGCAGTAACCGCTGAGGATAAATGAGATATTGCGTGAGCGGTGATCGATGTTGTCACCAAGACATCACGAAGCTTGGCTAAAGACCATTCTGACTTATCGCCAATTTCCGTGATAGCACCGGAGGTTTTCTGTGCTTGGTTTTGAAGTTTTTTTAGATTCCTTTGAGAACCAATAATGCCCCTGATAGCGCCGGAGTCATCTAGTGCCAAATCAATATTCAATTCAAGGGACATTACTTAGTTACCTCACTTCAATCTATCAAACTTTTCTTTTACCCCATCTTCAGGAGGAACAATTGGGACGCCATATTCAGGGTGAATTTCATAAGCCTCGAAAACGCTTTTGGTAGGCAAATCAATTCGCTCTTTTAAGCCGTTCATTACCGACTTGATGTTGTCTTCCGACTTGCTCCGAGATGCTATTAACATCTCAAGATTGATTAAATTTTCTTCCGCTCTTATTCGATCAATGTTCTTGCTGAACACCCAAAACCTGTTGTATGGCATATTCAAGACTTGCTCATCGCTCATACCATAGAAGCGACAGACCCTAGTGATCATGTAACCAATATCAATAGGGTCAGCAGGTCTCGAACTTACTCCCCCGACTCATCTTCCTTTTTCGCGGGAGCGTTGATGAATTTGATGATGTGCGTAACCTGGGTAATCGACAGAGAAAGCAGGTTTTCACGGTCAACAGTAGGAAAGGCAATGCTTACCGCATCAACGAGTCCTTCAAGAACTTGATCTGGGGTCTTTTCTTTGTTGTCAGCGTCCTTCTCGGCTTTCATCGCCGTAAGAACCTCTTCAACGGTCATTACCTTTTTAACGTGTCGCTCACCGCCGATGGTCAATACCTTTTCCGGTTCGATGATTTCTTCCACATTAAGGATTTCAGACATTTTTCTTTCTCCATTCAAAAATAAAAAAGGCGTATCATAGATACGCCCATTATAAGTAAATACTTACTTACTTTCTAGCTAATAATTAAGGAGTTGCAGAGTTGTCACCGTAGGAGAACAAGTTACCGTTATTAGCAATATCAGGGTAACCGGTGAACTCGGTGTTATACACTCGCTCTTCATCGATTTTGTAAGCGAACGACATGCCGCCCGGTGTGTTTGCCAGGAACACGGTAAAGTCTTCACTTGCGTCATCTGTGCCCACTTTATCAATTGGTCGCAAAACCAATTCTTGAGCGGAATCCAAAAGCGATGTGCCAATACCTGTCGATACCACAACCTTCTTCTTGTTGGCATCAACAGAGTCAGTCACAAGAGTTGAACCAGGCATGATTGCAACCAAGTTTTCCAAAGTGGTTTCAGCCAAAGGAACATTCACTTTAACGGTTCGACCAGTGATTCGTTCGTTAACAGGTGTATCACCATGTTGATCAATTTGAGTGGTGTGCGTTGATGTTTCCACCGTTGCTTCCACTCCGCCCATAGTAAAGCCTAAATCTACGCCACCAAACTTAATTTGGCATGTGCCAAGCTTGATGTTACTAGCATCGTTATTTGCCATTTCTTAACCTCTTATTCGACAGTAAATTTACAGTCGTAAGTCACAACACCCTCATAAAGATCTCCGCGCTGAGATGCAGGGTAAGTTAGTGGCTCACTATTTGGTCGGATGTAACGAAAGTTCATCCCATCCAAATTTATGTTAACCAAATCCAAAACCTTCACGATTCGGTTCGAAATATCTCTTGAGATCAAAATATCTTTTGACCTAACAATGACTCTGAATTTCCCCTCTCTCAGTGCTTTGATGTAAGGGTTAATCGTTGTCGGTTGATATGTTGAAGTTACCAAGACAGAAAACGTCTTCCGATCACAATTAGGCATGTGCTCTGCAAAAAGGTTTTCACCTGGCACAAGATCCTCAAAATAGCCTGGATCGCCAGCATCTAATGATGAATTGAAGACGCTGGCTAAATGGACGGCAACTGGATCTACGTTCATCTCAATTCCTCCTTAACAATGTCTTTAGCTCGTTTTTCTAAACGAGGTTTAACATCGTCCAAGGCTCGTTCCATAAACATCGGTCCAGCTTGCTCACCCTTTGCAACTGTTCCTGCGCCTCTGGCCTCATTTGAATAGTGAGCATGATGCGCGTATTCACCAACCTTACGGCCGTCAGACCTCTCAGCTTCTCCATCAACAAAAACAGAGAAAGTGTTTCTTCCGTTCACGCCCGCTCTACTGTTCTTTTTAAGGGAAATAGAGTCTTCAAGAGCGCCTGTATCTTTGGGGGCAAAATCTACAGCCTTGTCCTTAATCTCTTCAGCACCCTTCTCTAGCAATCTAGAAAGTCGTCTGGATGTCCGGCGAAGTATGTTCTCAATTTCATGCGCTAGTAGATCGCCGCCATTTTGAGATGTCTTAAAAACTTGTTTACGACTCATAGTTCAGCACCATGCAGTCAACCTGGTGATGATCTAGGCGATCAAATAAGTCATATCTCGCCTGAGAATCTTCAACCTTTAAAACTCGATCCTTCAGTGTGATCTTGTCGCCAAGAGAAACTGGGTATTCGCGGTCAATAAGCAAGCGAACATCATCGGTCGTTTCCATTGCCCTTGCTCGTGAACCTGATCGATCAGCCCTTACCGAAGTTTGTCTCAATGTGCCTTTCATTCTTACGATTGAACACGGGATGTTCTCAATAGGATCACCATAGGTGGGTTTCCCCCGGAGATCTTTCGACTCTAACTTCTGAATCGTGCAGGTTGATGTATGGATCAAGCTCATTTCAAAGGCTCCAACAAAGATCCAGAACGCGAATGAAAATAACGACCAGCCGCCTCGATAGTGTCAAGGTAGTTGTCATTAATGACCGGAATCGTCATTTCGTTGTATTCCGCGTCTGGATTATTCACTGAGAACTCAGTAACACCTGAATTCGTTGCAACTAAAAAAACCAATTCGTTGTGCATCGAAGTCATTGCACTCAACAACTCTCGGTAAACAACCTCTTCGCTCTTAACCTTTCGTCCCATAGCGTCAGGAATAGAAAACTTAATAGCTCCATCCATAGCGCTTGATCGTCTAGAACGTATCTGAGAAGCTCGGTAAGCAGACAAAATCTTTGAAGCGTCAAATCCTGCAATCAAAGTTAACTTGTCTCTGAGCTGTTCTTTATGAAGCTCGAAAATAACGTTCATGTCTTCATACAAAGAGTGGACGGTCTCTATTTCAAATTGCTCAATTACCTTTGATAGAGATAACTTGTAAGCCTCATCAATGAGAGTTACATGACTGTCAATAAAGCCGTTGGTCAGAGATGAAAATTCATGGCTTAAGGTTCTGGCGACATGACCAAAGTGAGACTTTCGATGTTTGGCCAACTCGATGATTCTGTAGCCCATTGCGTCAATAATGGACTTATAAAACATTGAGGACTCTAAAGCCTTGGACTTATACATTACGCTCTGCCTATCCGAACTCTGAATGTCACGTAGCCTTTGATTAACTTCATCGCTCTCTGACAAATGGGGTAATCGACTGGTTTAGCAGTTCTGAAGAAATGAGATGATTCGCCAATTGTTTTAGACAAAACACCTGACTGTCTCTGATCTTCGATAGGGTTTCCACCAAGTAAATCATCTGCCTGGATGATTTGAGCCATCATGAAAAGCTTTAACTTGTCGTTGAATTTCTCGTAATCCTCAACAGGAATATCTTCTAGCTTCGAATAAGGCTCAAAACCAACCAATGACATTTTGGACATTTGCTTAAATGCAAAATCCAAAGCCATCTTCTTATCCAGTTCTGATGCTCTTTTGAAGTAAGCAATTTCTGGGGTCAACTCGGCCGTTATTAGGTAAGCATTAAATCCCGCAAACCCATTTCTTCCTTTCATCAGGAAGTCTTTGCTCTCAATGGCATAAAGCTCTTTAAACTCTAACGTCTCACCTGAAACGTCACAGGTTAAAGTGACTACACGACCCACTAAGGGATCGGTATCGATAGACTCATCAACCACATTGAAAGAGGGGTCTATTGATACCTCAAGGATGTTCGTTGATAAATCCGCAACTGAGCCACTCGTTAGCTCTTCATTACTAAATGGATCGGTTAATACCCATGAAGCAGAAGACGCAATTTTCCCTTCTCCAATATCGAAGGAAATAACTTTGCTTTGGCCACTTGCGATCTTATCCACGATTACTCACCCAAAATTTTATTAATCAAAGTCGTAATTCTTACGCCCTTAGTTTTGATGCCTTTTGCTTCAGCAATCTCAGCAATTGCCTTACGCCCTTTTTCATCAGCGATCTTATCCAGCTCTTCGCGGGTATAAGACTTAGTGACTTCTGAATCAGTAATCGGCTCTTCCTGTTTCACGGGCTCGTCCGATTTGGCAACTTCTTTTTTGGCTTCAGGTTTTTCAACCTTTCGATCTTCAGCTTTAACTACGCCCAGATCATTGTTGGGAGCGGCAGTGTCTTTGTATTTATCGCTGTGCTCGTAGTCGGTAACCTCTTCGCCTTTAAGACTCTTGAGATTAAAAACAGCGCCCAAACGATTAACTTCTGCCTGTGGGATGTCATCAACTGACACACCCTTCTCAAACTTCCAAGGCCCCAAGTAATCTGAAAATTGCTCGTAACCTTGATTTATGATTTTGACTTTTGGCATGAATCAAACCCTCAAAGACAAAAGGGGCTTTCGCCCCTAATGTTTATACGTTGGTGATACCATCAGCAGACGCAAGAGACTTGGTTGACTTAAGAGCCAAGCCAAGATAAGCCTTCATACGGGTGCGGATAGAATCTTCGTCTTGAACAGTGCCAATGTTCTCTACTTGGAAGCCAGCAGGAGCGCCTTCTGGGTAGATACCATGTAGGCCGTCGGCCTCATTCAAGCGAGCAGCGTAGATGCTACATGTGTTGCTGGTTGAACCCTTGGTGACATCGCCAGCGATGAACTCATTCTTAAGAATTGGGACGCCGTTGTAGGTCAACATTGGGCGACCAAACTCTTCCATCATCACCATTGCTGGCTCTAGACCGCCTGCTGTGCGAAGCAAGTTTTTATAAGCGCGGATTGTGCCTGGACGCATGAAAATCGCATCAGCACCGTTAGGCACTGCATCTAACAACTCATCCAGAATGGAGAATGTCAGGGCATTACCGTTTACGCCTGTATCGATGATGTCAGAGCCTTGAGCCATAACTTGAAGGCCATCAGGCTGTTTGTTTGCTGCTTGGCCAGTGATGAAGGCTTGACGCCATTGACGAGTCATACCTTTGATCTTGGCTGCAATTTGAACCGCCAACTGAGAGGTTACGTCAGATGTTTGTAGAGCGATCAGCTTGTCAATATCAACATCGCCAATCAACTTACGAACTACAGCAGTTACCTCTTCGAAGGTGCTCGCGCTTTCAGTAACTTTTTCGTATTCATTCAACCAAGAGCCAGTAGCCAAGGTTTTTTCACGGTTGTAGGTGTAAGCTTTGCCTGAAGTTGGTGTGAACGGCAGAATCACAGAGACTTCATCTTGATCGATAAACTCTTCGATGACGCCGCGCACCAAATCGTCTTCAGATAGTTTTGCTGCTTCTTCACGAAGTAATGGCATGGTATTCCTCCACATTGCCTAAAATAATGTAAGTAATTTCTTACTTACTATTCGAGACGCATTTGCGCCATCAAAGACAATGTGGGGATCACACTGTCTTTAGTTCTTTTGCTGTTTCAGAAGAGCATGGCCAATGCGAGTTTTGCCATGTAGATCTTCCGTATTACTCTTACCTTTGCCTGAACCCTGGTTGTTAGACTTACTTCCCGCGCCGTCTTTGCCCTTGGCTTTCAGGAAGTCGTCTTTGTTGGGTTCAAGACTGATAATCTTTTCAATGGCCTTATCGAAGCTTACTGGGTTGCTCTGGGCATCCACTAAAGGAGCGCGATCTTTTGCGCCTCGTGGCTTGTCATAACCAACTACCTTGCCGTCTTCAACGTCAAAGTGATCGCCAAACATGCGTCTCGCCATTTTTCCTGTCAGCAAAGTTTCCGATGTCAGGAAATTACTGTTTGAGAATTCAGCGCCAACAGTTAGCTCAACGATTTGGCCTCGTAGCTTTTCAGACTCAGCATTGCTGGCAGCAAGTTCAGTCTTAAGGCCGTCAATTTCTTCGTTGTGCTGCTCGATCATTTGAGCTTTGATCTTGTCGAACTGGCCTTTCTTCTCAGCGTCTTCAAGTTCACGCTTCTTGGCTTCTTCTTGAGCCTTTTCTTCTTTCTCGATCAGGTCTTTGTATTTATCAAGATCAACACCATCAAACTGCTTTAGTCGCTCGCTTAGGTCGTTGATTTTGTCTTTACGCTTCATGGATTCGGCGATAACCTTTTGTTTCTCGCCTTTTTCCGACTCCAACTTTTTCTTTAACCCGTCAACGTCATCACCATCGTTGTCAGATTCACCGTTGCCGCCAGAACCAGAGTTGCTACCGTCAGATCCTTCTGATCCACCGTTGCCCCCTGCTCCACCACCGCCTTCGCCGCCATCGGCTTGTTCAAGAAGTCGGTTTTGCATTTCTAACCATTTGCGTAAATTCATACATTTCTCCTGATCTTTATCTTGATCTTTCTTTGGTCTTTATCTCGACCTACCGTAAGTAATTTATTACTTATTATTGGACTCCAAATCCTCAGATTTAGGGTCTGATTCGGCTTCAGGCCGAGAATTACTTAATAAACTTTTGCTTAAATCCAGAGAGTCTTCCCAGGTTTCAAGGCTTTTCATTAGCCGCTCTTGCTTGTCTTTTCCTGAAGCCTTAAACAGCTTCTTAATGACAGACTTGAACTGCTCTTTTCTTACTTCCATAGGTGCAGAGATAAGCAACAAATCGTTGGCAATCTCTATCTCGTCAGAAAGCGACTTAACATCAAACTCTCTTGGGTAAGAAACTTTGTAGTCACCAATGTCAGATTCACTCCACAGACATACGATTTCACAGATCTCATTCTCGGCTCTCTCAAGGATTTTAGCTTTGGATGATAAAAGTGAATTCACACGGTCAAAGTCGTAAGCTTTTGCAACGCCAGAGCTGTTATCGATTCCAGCAGAGTTGTCCTGCTTAGTTCGCTCTCCGGCTACACCTACTGAGTGATAAATCTCATTAATGACTTGTTGGATAACGGTGATAATTAATTGAGCTTGCTTAGGGTCTGGCGAAAGAAAGAACGGAGTTCCACCTTCTCCATCAAACGTGAATACACGCTTTGTTCCCATTTCAACCATGTGCCTTTCTGCATCAGAACCAGGCGTTAACGCTTGTGCGGGAATCGCAAGCTGCGAGAACGTTTGATCCTGAATAATGGCGTCAAGGTTAGACAGATAATTAGCAATAGCTCGATCTAGGTATGCAATGTCACCAATCAGAGCCGGACAACTGTATTTACTGTCTGTCTCTGCATTGTCGATGATTACTACGGGAACACGGCCAAGTTTGTGATCCCCTTCATCTGTAACATGATACTTAGCGCTTTTGCTTTTTTTACTGGGCTTCTCAATCAAATACCATTTTTCTTTTGTCCAAAGGCGGTATCTCTCGGAAACTTCACCTGATCCCTCAAACGGATTGTCATCATCTCGGGTGAACTCTCTAATCAATATCCAAACCAGATCTCCGCTGTCGTCAAACGCCATATCCAACACATCTGT